TTAACAATCATAACCTGTCGGGGAGTCGTTTAAATGGCACTATTAGTTCCAAATATTGGAGAACTTGAGTCACTCAGATACCTGGTTGCAAACAACAACCACACTGCAAGTCTTGCTGACCAGTCTCCCAGAAACCTAGTTTTAAAACTTTTTACAAGTAACACCACTCCAGCTGAGTCGGATGTTCCTAGTGCAACTAAGTATTTTGAACCATATGGAATTGGAAATACCAATGCTTATGGATTTGCTCCATATACGGGTTATCCATATTGTGTAAATAATAGAAATGATCAGACATATACATCACAAACCGGAATTCTTCTCAATGGATCTCGTTGGAGAATTAATCAAGTAGGTTCTGGAACTACTGCAACATATCCAGAACAGACTTTTACATTTACTGGAGATGCTGGTGATATTTATGGTTACTATGTAACTCGTGCAAATAATATGCCAATCGCAGTACAAGGTGTTGTACATGGAGCCACTGTTGGAATTGGAACCACAGTGACTAAAGGAAATAACACAGATCCTGTAATTGGAGTTATTGGAAATCAATATATTACCGTTGACCCAGATCAAAGTGTTGATGACTTAACACTCGGAATGATTGTGGGTGGTAATCTTGGAATTCAAACCGGGACAAAAGTTATTGGAATTGATAGAGCCCTCAAGGTCGTATATTTGGATAAACCACTCATTGACAATATTCAAGTTGCGACTGATCCAAGTGTTGAATTTAGTTTTTCTAAAATAGTAAGAAGTGGTCACCAACTTGTAGCTGGAGATGTTCTTTATATTGCAGCTGGTGCTGGTAACACAAGACTAGATTCAAACACCTATACTGTTTTCTCTGTACCTAATGCTAACGAGTTCTTTACAACTCCTTCACTCAATCCAACCTTGAACACTGTTGCTGGCCTTAATACCGCAACTCTCTTTAGTTCTGTTATGTATGCTGAAAGATTTACAAATGGTCCTTACACTATTCAAAATAACGGAGATCAAATTAAGATCACTCTTAATGTGGCTCTAGACTAATTTTATTATATAAAAAAAAATAAATATTTTGATTCATGTTGAGGGGGGTTGCTTTATTATAGCGATCCCCTTTTTTAATAATCATTCAACAAGATTCTGTAGAGATGGAAGATGAGTAATGTTTATGTCTATGACATAACCACGGCCGATATATATTCGGAAGAAGATTTTGGAACTATTATTTCTTCTCCGACTGATAGCGACGATTATCAATTAATAACATCAACGCCTACTTCATCTGAAAACTGGTACGCTATTTCTAATAACGTATCACAGTATTCTATGGGAACTATTAGTAGTCTTTCTGCACCTGGTGGTACAATTAATTCTACATATTCATATGTAGCTTCAGGATCCGCAACAATATCTTCTGTAGTTATTGATAATGTTTCCTTTGTTTGGTCTGGTAACGGAACATTATTTGAAATTGAAAATGGATTAGAAAGATCCGTATGTGCTTACTTAACTTCTGGTACAGTACGACTTGCATGGAATGGCGAGGCTATAACGGAAGCAAATATAAGTAGAACATTCAGTTTTAATGAATCTTCTATTAGACCTGTAGAAGATTATGGATCATCATTAACCAGTTCCATTGTCGATTATGATGATCTGGGACAAATAAGCTCTCCACATTCTGTCCCAGATAATCTAGATTACGGAGAAATCGCTGGTAATCCGGGGTCAAGTGCTCCAATATTCCCATATGGATCTTCAACATTATCTGGAACTGCACTAGAGTCATTCTCAGCAGGAATTCCGGCTGACACTCAACTCTTTAATATTTTTGGTGCGGCAAGAGTTCCATTGTTTGCAAACATTGTTGGAATCGGATCTCTAACAATTTCCAGTTCCCTAATCGAGGCGGATGTAGATTCTTATGTTGGCATAGGAACCATACTTGTTTCGGAAACTGCATTAGAGGCATTCTCTGCACAAACACCAGAAGATACTCAACTCTTTAGTATTTCTGGAGTCTCTTCAACAAAAGAGATACAAGTATATGGTATAAATCCAGGAGACCACCTATATCCACGGCCAATAGATCAAAGTGGTGGTAATATTGTAATTACTAATACTTCGATTATATATCCATTTGTAGATTATACTCCACACTATGGTATTGAGAAGAATATTGGTATTGGAACAACTGGAATAAAATTAGATGGTTCGAGTATTCTCAGGTTCTCTCCATCATACGAAGCAACTGGAACTTTATTTGGTATTGGTGAAAAACTTGAAAGTAGAACTTATGTATATGATGAATACGACTTTATAGAGTATGTAACTCTTAATACAGGATCTATTTTAGATGGATTAACACAACCCTCGGAAGATTATGGTGATCTTTCATATACTCCATCAATCGAAGTTCTTGGATTTATTGTTGATGTACAGACCAATACTCCAATAAATGGTCCAATATATCCATTTGGACCGATTAATGTTGTAAATGGATTTAGTCCACAAGATACAGAAGCTTATCCTGGAGGTCCTGGTGTAGGTAAATCTTGGAGCTTTAGTATAACCGGATATATTGGTGATCGTCCAATCTATACTTTATCTGGAATTTCTTCTAACTTCGAAATTCAAGTATATGGAAAGGATTATTTAACTTCTGGTGCTCTAATTCTTTCAGATTCCGGAATCGAGGCGGATGTAGATTCTTATGTTGGCATAGGAACTATATCTATTTCCGAAACTGCACTAGAGGCATTCTCTGCACAAACGCCAGAAGATACTCAACTCTTCAGTATTTCTGGAACACTAGTTGAACGATTCGTAGAAGATGCTGATGAATCTACTCAACTCTTTAGTATTTCTGGAATTGCTATAGAAACGGATGTAGATTCTTATGTTGGTATAGGAACCATACTTGTTTCGGGAACTGCATTAGAGGCATTCTCTGCACAGACACCAGAAGATACTCAACTCTTTAGTATTTCTGGAACTGCACTGGAGGCATTCTCTGCACAAACGCCAGAAGATACTCAACTCTTTAGTATTTCTGGAGAACTTGTACATCCAAATATTGATTTTACTCCACACTATGGTATTGAGAAAAATATTGGTATCGGAACAACTGGTATTCAGTTCCTTAGAGGAGTCGGATTTACACCGGACAGTGAAGGTAATACTCGTGATGCAAGAACTTATTCAAATAGATATCCAATTAATGATAAGGTTCCTGGAACGGGAATTGGCACCTTCTTATTTGATCAAATTAATAAGACGGCAAAATATAGCCCATTAACTCCTTGGACAGGTCTTGGAACTGTTTATGTTTCTACTGGATTTAGCCCACAGGATACAGAAGCTTATCCTGGAGGTCCTGGTGTAGGTAAATCTTGGAGCTTTACTAGAACCGGATATATTGCATCTGGTCTCATTGAAATTTCTGGAGTTTCTTCAACAAGAGAGATACAAGTATATGGTATAAATCCAGGAGACCACCTATATCCACGGCCAATAGATCAAAGTGGTGGATTAATAATTATTTCTCAACAAACTTCCGAAATAATTGTACTAGAAACTGATTCATATGAAGGTAGTGGATCATATTTAACCTCTGGAAATGCTGAATATACGCATTCCGATAATTTTGTTGGATCTGGATCAATATCTATTTCCGAAACTGCACTAGAGGCATTCTCTGCACAAACTCCAGAAGATACTCAACTCTTTAGTATTTCTGGAACAGCCTTAGAAGCTTATTCGGCTCAAACTCCCGAAATCGAAGTTCTTTATACAATTGACGGAAATGTTATCGAAACCATATCCCATGCATATGATGGATTAGGATCAGTAAATGTAAATGCTTCTGCGGAAACAACTCTCATTAAAGACTATCCAACAACTGGATCAATTAGATTTGTAACTCGGACCAGTGATAATAATTATGATACTTGCGACTCTGTAGAAGTCATTTGTGACGAAGAAATTTCAGCAAATGTAAGTCTTGTTGTAAATCCTGTCGATACTACAGTTCTATTCAACATTGAAGGAATTGCATCTACTAGAGAAATCGCTGTATATGATTATATTGGCATCAGCACATGTATTGTTTCTGGATTCTCTACCAATATTAAACTCACTCATTCTGAATCTGGTTTTGGAACAATATTTGCAATATCTTCCTCGTTGGATAACGAAGTTGATTCTTATACAGGAATTGGAACTCTCTTTGCTGTTTCTGGTAGTTCCGAAGTTTATTCGGCTCAAACTCCTGAATCTACAATACTTATTAATATTAATGGT